ATCCTTGCCCGGTCGGCAGTTCCAGCACCTGCTCCTTGCCCTGCAAAAACCGCTGGTGCGTTAGGGCTGACTCACGGTATCGGCGGAACCCGTAGTCATCGAAAATGACGATAGAGCCGGGCTGCAGTCGTTCGTACACCAACGGGAAGATATGCCCCTCGGCCTCGGCGTTGTTCAGGTCGATCTGGCAAAACCCGATTTGTTCGGGCAGGGCGGTGATGTTACGGATGTCGCCCTTGTGAACCGTAGCGTTAAAGGGCGCTAGGCGCTGGCACACCTGTTCGTAAAGGTCGGGGCCGTGGTCAGCCTTGCGGGCTTCCTCGGGCACGTTGTCAAATAAGTCGTAGGCGTGGACGGCGGGCAGTGACGTTTGGTAGCGCAACACGACCTCCAACGCCCGCCCGTCGTAAGTACCGATGTCCACGATGTCGCCTTTCCCTTGCGCCTGCTCACAGGCCCAGCACAGCGTGTAAATCCGCCAGAGGCGTGCGCGTAAGACGAAATTGAGACTACCGCAGGCGGCGTCAAATCGGGGGTCAGTCGTGAAAAACAGGTTTCTGAACCACACGAACAGGTCGTCGTGCAAGGTGCAGTCGTTTCCTTCGTTTGCGCCGAGGTGCACCATCAACTGTTGCAGTAACTTTTGCACCTCCAGCCGTTTTTCGGGGCTGAAGTCCTGATAGTCCTTGTGGAACATCGCTGCCGAGGGGATCACAGCGGGCCTCGTTGATGCACCGCCCCAGCCATATTTGCCACCATACTCGGGTTCGTTTGTTTAATGGACGCACGTTCTTTCAACCTCTGCACTCCCTTTTCGCCAAACAACTCCCGCACAACGCCAATCCCTGCGGGGTCGCTCAATACCACCGCTGCGCCCAATTCGCGCACCAGTTCCGCGACTCTTGGCTTTATGCGCTCTCGCTCGCCCGCTTCCCTAAAAGCGGGGCGAGCAAGGAGAGCGTCATAGTACCGCAGGCGGTTGATAGGGTTTTCCCGCACCGCCGCATCCCAATGCTGGCGGTTCCGCGTGATTTCCCGCGCCTCTTGCTCGCCCGACTGCCTTGAGGCGTCGGGCATCGCGGCGCGGTACTGCATTTCATCGCCCATACGTCACCTCCGAATTACCGCTACCGCCGACACTGAAGGCAGCGCAGAAACCGTTGCAGTCTTGGCTATTGGATATTGGTTATTGGATAGCATTGCATCCGCATTGCGTTCGCTATGCGTTCGCATCCATCTGACCTTGGCAGAATCTCGGGCTTTGACGCTTTTTTCCCGTAGTTTTGCCAATTCGGCCTCCACCCGTTTGTGCGACCAGACTTTCCCGTCCCATAAAAAAAATCTACGCAACACCTTTTCAGCCGCCTGCTTTTCTGCCCGCGTGGTGGCCTTGGCGATGTCGTACACCAAGTCCGCAGGGATCGGCCTTTCGTTGGCGTAATACCAATCCAGCAGCAACGTGTACGCGCCGTGTTCCGATTGTGAAAGATAGCCAGCGTCCCGGGCATAGTCCCCGAGGTGGCGTGGATAGAAGTTCATATCTAGCCCTCGCATGGTTAAAAATCCATACGCGGCTGTTGACACGTTAAGCATCCCCCGCTTAACCTATCGCCGCGTTATACACCCACATCTAGCCTATGGCCGCCCCCCGGCCACGTCAACCCCCGAAAGGGGGTTTGTCGTTTCTGGCCTCCGGTAAACGCATTACCGGCCTTTTGGGGGCTTTACCAGCCCTGCCTTGGCCTGCCATACCCGAGCCTCTGGGATGCGCCCATTGCGTATCCAGCGCGATACGGCCGGGGGTGTGACCCCAAACGCACGGGAAATTCCTGCTGGGGAGCCAAACTTCTTCAACGCTTGCTTGATGTCCATGTAGGTACGTTAACCTTTGTTACTTTTTTTATCAACAGGGCTTGACATGGCTTTTAACTTGTGTTAATATACGCCCATACGCTAACCACAAAGAGGTTTGTATGACAATTTGTTACGAATGGGTTTGTGAGGTTGTTGACAAACACGGCGACCGTGATGACTTGCTTTTTGCCGATTCGTTTGCAGACGCTATGCGTTACGCCGGTCACGCGCCTGACGTTGGCTACACTTACGAAATCGCTTTGTGGCGTAAACAATACGCGCCCCATGACGAGGGCGATCTGCGCGAAACGCAATATGCTTACCTTGAAACCGCAGTAAGCGAATGCTGGGTGAGCAACGGCACAGCCAGTGTTGCCGGAGTTCAACTGCCTGCCGAGTTCGACGGCGGCGCTCGGATGCCTAAAAAGTTTATTGACGAAGTGCGTAAATATGTTGACACGCACAAATAACCTCGGTTAACATATCTTTCGTTGACAGACACAACCGCTACCACAGATAGGAGCCACCATGCACACCTTTGAAACGCAAATCTACGCCCTTGGCGTGTACTTCCAAGTTGAAGTGACTTTCCAATTTGACGGCGGTGACCCGTCAACCAACGTGCCGTCAACCGTTGACATTAGCGATGTCTGGTTGATTGGCTGCTACCCCGAGGGCTGCGAGTCTGCTGCCGCTCAACGCAACGATTACGTTGCAATCCGCGAGCGTGCCGACATCGGTTACTTGCAACAGTCTGAACTTGACGATTTGGAATTACGTTGCTGGAAACACCTTGAGCAGCAGCGCGAGGCAGCGGAGGTTGATTATGAATAAGCAACAGTCGCTTTGGCCCGTCGCCATATTGCTCATCATCGTCTATCTGCTTGCGTGCTACGTCGAGCCGTGCGACGGCCACAGTTGTGACGCGGAGGTGGTCGATGGACGCTGAACCGTGGGGCAACGACGACGCGTCTTGGTGGCACCAGTTGGACTTGGAAATGCAGGAACGCGAGGAAGAAGAACGCATTGACGCCTGCAATCGCGCACTGGCTGAACTGAAGGAATACAACCATGAGTGAACTGCTAAAAATTAACGTCAACGATCACACCGAACGCAAAGGCAACCTGACGTACCTGTCATGGGCGTGGGCATGGGCCGAGGTGTTGAAGATTGACCCGACCGCCCGTTACATAGTCCACGAATGGGCGGATATGCCGGTGTGCTACCTGCGTAACGGCACCGCGATGGTCAAGGTCAGCGTTGAAATCAAGGGCGACATCAAGACTTGCCTGTTGCCGGTGATGGACAACCGTAACCGCAGCATCGCTGACCCTGACTCGTTCGCGGTCAACACCGCGATCATGCGTTGCCTGACCAAGTGCATCGCCCTCTTTGGGTTGGGGCTGTACATCTTTGGCGGCGAGGATTTGCCCGAGGGCGAGAAGCCCGAGCCAGACCCCGAGGTGCTGGCACAGATTGCTGCGTGCGCCGATGCAGACGCCCTCAAGGCGCTGTTCAAGGGGCTGCCCGTAGAGGTGCGCACCCTACACATGGATGCCTTCACGGCCCGTAAAAAGGAGGTTGCATGATGGAACAGCGCACCGACGACTGGTATGCCGCCAGACTCGGCAAGGTGACGGCTAGCCGAGTAGCCGATGTGGTCGCCAAGACCAAGACCAAGACCGGCTACAGCAGCAGCCGCGAAAACTACATGGCCGACCTGATCGTGGAGCGACTGACCGGCCAAAAGGCCAGCACGTTTAGCAACGCGGCAATGGAGCGTGGGGTTGAGCAAGAGCCGCACGCTAGGGCCGCCTACAGCGCCCGCACAGGCGAGTTGGTTGAGGAGGTGGGCTTCATTGATCACCCGACCATACCGATGTCAGGGGCGTCCCCTGACGGGCTGGTAGCCGAGGGGCTGGTGGAATTTAAGAACCCCAACACGTCAAACCATCTCGACACGTTATTAGCCGATGCCGTGCCGGGTAAATACGTCACCCAGATGCAGTGGCAGATGGCTTGTACGGGGCGACCGTGGTGCGATTTTGTGTCCTACGACGACCGGCTGCCGGAACACCTGCAGATGTACGTCAAGCGCGTGCAGCGCGACGACAAGCGCATCGCGGAACTGGAAGCCGAGGTGCGCAAGTTTTTGGCTGAAGTTGACGAGAAGGTAACCAAACTACAGGAGTTAGACCGTGGCTAATTACGATACCCCCTACGACCCGAATATGCGTGGCGTGCTGTTCAAGAATGACCAGAAAGGCAACGAAAAAGCGCCGCACTACCGTGGCTCATGCGTGATTGATAACGTGGACATGAACATTTCGGCGTGGATCAAGGCAAGCAAGAAAACCGGCGACAAGTTCATGTCGCTCAAGTTTGAAGCCAAACGCGCAGCGCCGCCCAAGCCCAAAGCCCCCACCATGACCGAGGATAATTGGGATGACCTTGACACCCCCTTTTGAATGGCCTGTCTTTATCGGCTACGACAGCCGCGAGGACATCGCCTACCGCGTTGCGCGGCGCTCGCTGGAGCGTCACGCACGCAACCCCTTGTACGTCCAGCCGATAGAACAGCGGTATCTGCGGGCGACCGGAGTGTTTTGGCGGCCCGATGACCCAACGGCATCAACCGAGTTTAGTTTTACACGGTTTTTGGTGCCGTACCTTTGCGACTACGAGGGTTGGGCGATCTTTTTGGACTGCGATTTTTTGGTGCGCGGCGATC